AGAACGAACGAGAAGCCGGTGACGTGATCGACCGCGAAGTCGTCGAGGCGATGCTCGTCACTCTGGGCCAGAAGCTCAACCTGCTCCTGCGCCTCAAGCTCGAAGTCGAGCTGGGGCCGCGCGGCGTCGGGATGAACGCGGCGGAACTGAACGTGGAGGGCGGCGTGATTCTCAGCGAGATTCGCGAGGTGATTAACGCGAATATTGCGACGTTCGAGGGCGAGGCGTTGGACAGGTCGAGGGAGTGAAATGACTGAAATTCACATAATTCCCTCAGAGGATCAAATCGAGCACCGCGCCGACTGCGAGTGCTGCACCGCATATCCAGATGGCTTTGGGTTGTGGATACACCACAGCAGGGACAAGCGCGAGCAATATGAACGCGGGGGAAACCTCGGCAAAGGGTGGATCGTGGCGAAGAAGGACGAGCAAACAGGCAAACTTATACCCTTATGAAAAACGCAATTCGGAGATTTTACCTTCACCGATACGGATGCCGTGGTGGGCTTCGCCCGCCACTCGGGCACTCCCCATATTTTGCTCCGACCGCATGGCAAAGAATCGCCTACAAATGCCGCTTTGTTTTCTGGAGGGTTGAGTCACGAATCTACGAATGGATAGGACTGCCGCAAGAGCACGAAAAGTGGCGTGATGTGTATTTTCTTGAGTAAAATCTAATAGTGAACCGATTGTTTGAAATAAGTGTTGCAATCAATCAAAGCGCGTGAATGCTCTGACACATGAACCTCACCGATACCCTCATTCAAATCCAGTTCTTGCTCGGCCGCTCTTCTGCAATCAAGCTCGTTAAAAACGAAGGCAGTTACATCGTAGTGAAAAACGCTGAAGGCCGCTGGTTTACTGCTGACGTGACCAAAACCGGAAAGCTCAAGAAAAACTCGGTTCGTCTTCTTGCCGCATGACCGCCGGTGGCAAACGCAAAGGCGCAGGCCGCAAGCCGCTCGCGCCCGATCAGCGCGCCGTCGCCGTGACGGTGCGCCTCCGTCCACAAGTCGCGGCGCGGTTTCGCGCTTGGTGCAAAGCTCGCGGCATGAGTCAGAGCGAAGCGTTTTCGACGTGGGTGCTCCACCTGATCGCGTGACCGCCTCCGACCTCCTCTGCGCAACCCTGCGCCTCCCGCAGCCCGACCGCTCGCCGATTTACGAGTGGGCGCGAAAGCACGTCATTTTGCCCGAGAGCTACGCGACGCCGGGACCCTTCAACGTGCGAATCTCGCCGTGGCTGATTCCGATCTTCGACGCGTTGCAAAACCCGCTCGTGCGCCGCGTGCACTTCCGCAAGGCCGTGCAGATCGGCGGGACGCTCGTCGCCGACATCTGGGTGCCGTGGCTGATTTGCAACGACGCGGGGCCGATCTCGTGGACGATGCAGACCGACGAAATGATCGACCGGCACGCGAAGTCTCGGCTGAACCCGATCTTCGAGGGCTGCAAGCCAGTCGCCGCGATGCTCCCGCGCGTCGGGCCGAACCGGACGACGACCGAGATTTATTTCGGCGGATTCTTTTTCCTGCTGAATCCTGCGAACATTTCAAGCCAGCAAAGCCAGTCGATTCGTTACAAAATAAATGACGAGATATGGCTCCCAAAGTGGCAGGAACCCTATGGCCACGCCATCGCCCGCGTCTCGCGCTTCGAGGAAGTCGGGCGCTCCAAGATTTACAACACGTCGCAGGCGCCGGTGATGGACCTCGAAACCGGCAACGTAGAGGACACATCCTTCCGCCAAGGGAACCAGCAGGAGTGGAGCACGGAATGTCCGTCGTGCCGGAAGGTTCATCCCATCGCCTTCGCGCTCGACAAAAACGAGGACACCGGCTTGCGCGGCGGCGTGGTCTGGGATGCCGCGGCGAAGCGCGATGACGAGACGTGGGACGTGCCGCGGGCGGTCGCCTCGTGCCGGTTCCGTTGCCCTCACTGCGGACACGAATCGCCCGACACCGACACGACGCGCAACGGCTGGAAGCGCGCCGGTCGCTTCGTGCCGATGAACCCGACCGCGCCGTCGGAGATTCAGAGCTTCCGCGTGGAGGCGGTCGTCAGCCGGCCGATGCGGCTACTCGTCGAAGAATTCTGCGAGGCCGACAATCACCACGTTCGGCAGGGCGACGACAAAATGAAGATCGAGTTTCGCACGAAGCGCGAAGCCCGCCCGTGGATTGTCGAGAAGAAGGTGGTGAACCTCTTCGTGCAAAAGTCCGATTACACCGTCGCGCAGTTCTCCAACGGCGAGGGCATCGACGGCGAGCTCATCCGGTTCATGGCAATCGACCGCCAGCAAGACCACTGGTGGGTTGAAATCGGCGCGTTCTCCTCGGCGACGGGGCCGACCTACAAGCAGCTTTATTTCGGCCGCATCGAGACGCGGGACCAGCTTCGGCAGATGCAATGCCGTTACAAGGTGCAGGACGCGTGCGTCGCTCAAGATCGCGGTTACCGACCCGCGGACGTGGACCGCGATTGCGCGGACTTCGGCTGGCGAGGGATGCGCGGGCACGCGCGCAAAACATGGACGATGCGGGACGACGCCAGCGACAAGCTCATCAACTTCCCTTTCTCGGAGCCGCGCGTGAGCGACTACCGAGGCGGCGATGTATTTTACTACGACTGGTCCGGCGACTATTTCAAAGACCTCCTCGCGAACGCGCTGGAGGCCAAGGGCGATCTCAAGTGGCTACTGCCGGCCGACGTCAATCCGCTCTACCTCGAACACCTCAAAGGCGAATCGAAGGTTGAAATCCGCACCGGCGTTTGGCAGTGGGTCGAGGTAAAAAGCAACGCGCCGAATCACGGGCTCGACACCTCGGCGATGATGCTTTGCATGGCCACGATTGCCAACGTCGTGCGTTACACGCCGGTGAAAGACTAAGGCCGGTTTGACGTTTCGGGCAGTGGTATGCTCGACAACCCATTTCTCGGACTGGACAGCGCGACCCTGACGGCGCTCAAGACCAAGACAATTGACGCGATTCAAGCCGTGCTCCTCAACCAGAGTTACAGCCTCAACGGAAAGAGCGTGAGCCGCGCGGACCTCAACGCGCTGAACAATATGCTCGGGAACTTGCAGGACGCATTGACGGACGCGGCGGGCACGTCCACGGATACGACATTCGTGAGCTTCACGGGAAACTGAAATTATGGAAAACGACATTTTCGACGCGTCAAAATTGATCGCCCAAAAGCCGTGGCTCGACCGCGCGCTCGAAAACATCGCACCGACGTGGGCGCTCAAGCGGCTGGAGGCTCGCGTCGCCAAGTCACTTTTTGAATACAACGCGGCGCGGACGAATCGCTTGTATGCTCCGAAGCAATACGAGCAGCCAGCGGAGTCATCGCAGAACCAGCGGGACCGCGTCGTGATGATGTATGAGGCTCAGGACTTGGTGCAGAATTTCCCCGAGGCTCGCGAAATTTCGCGCAAGTTCGGGACGTATCTGACGCCGAATGAGTATTCGCCGACGACCGGAGACCGCGATTACAACCAGACAATCAGCGAGTATTTCCACGCATGGTGCAAGACGTGCGACGTGACGAACCGGCACTCGTTCAAGAAATTGGTGCAGCTCGCCGCCGAGGAAAGGCCGGTGGACGGTGACTGCGGATTCGTCATCCGTCGCAGCGGAGAAGGGCTCAAGCTCCAGCTCGTGCCTGCGACGCGCATCGGCAACCCGAATGACACGGCGGTCGCGTCGAACAACTACTTTCAAGGAATCATCACGAACGACTTCGGACAGCCCGTCGCGTATCGGATTTTCCGAGTCACGCGTGACGGAGTTTATTTCGGAGCGGAGGACATTCCCGCGAATCAGTTTTGTCACTACATGGACCCCTTTCGGGTGGACCAGTATCGAGGCATCACAGATTTCCACGCAGCGATTCAGACCGCGCGGATGCTCCACGACATTTTGCAAGCCGAGAAGGCAGGCGTGCGTTTCTCGTCGCAACAGGCCGCGCTGATCTTCAACGACCGAGGCATCGCGAATCCGCGCAATCTATTCCAGCCTAATCCTGCGCTCTCGCTCCCGAACGGACAGCAGCAAAAGAACGAGCTCACCGAGGTCGGCATGATTAGGTATTTTCAAAACAGCGACCGCGTCGAGGTGATGCCGTCGCGTCCGTCGCAGGCGTTTACCGGCTTCGTGCAGCATCTCATGCACGAGATTGCTCTGGGCGTGGGCGTGCCCGAGGGCGTTCTTTTCGGGACCCAAGACTACAAAGGCCCAAGCGTCCGCGCCGAGTTCGCCGCAGCCGATCGCGTGTTTACGCGCCAGCAGGGCGTGCTCACCGACAAGGTGCTCGACCCGATCAAGGACGCCGTAATTCTCGACGCCATCGCGCGCGGAGAAATCCCACCGCCTCCGCTTCTCGCGGGTGAGACGATGGTGCACGCGTTGCGTCGCGCGACCGCGGGCGAGTGGCGTTTTCCCGCGAAGCTCTCGATCGACGTGGGCCGCGAGTCAGCCGCGAACATGAACGAGAACCGGCAGGGCGCGAAGTCGTTGCAGGAAATCGCAGCGGAAGAAGGCACGGACGCCTTTACGCGACTTGAGCAGATCGCAATCGAGGCCGGTTTCGTGAAGGAGCTTGCAGTGAAATACGGCGTGCCAGAGACCGCGATTCGGCTCACGACGAACTCGCTCCCGAGCACGCCGGCGGCCGCAGCCGCAGCGGGCGACGCGGTGGGCGTTAGCGCGGCAGAGGCGCAGGCGGCGAGCGTCGCACCGGCGCCGGCTGAACCCGCGCCGGCTCAACCCGTCGAGCAGATCCAGAACGACGCCAACCTCGTCACGATCAACTTCGCGGATGGCTCTTACATCCCGACGAACGCGATGGCCGACAACGCGCGCCGCGCGCTCGCCATTCGTGAAAAGAAGCCGATGTCACAGCGCGGCATGACCAGCGTCGGCATCGCGCGGGCTCGGGACATCATGAACAAGCGCCCGATGAGCGAGGACACCGTGCGGCGGATGAAAGCCTTTTTCGACCGGCACGAAGTGGACAAGCAGGGCGAGACGTGGAAGGATGAAGGGAAGGGATTTCAGGCGTGGTATGGCTGGGGCGGAGACGCTGGGTATGCGTGGGCCACGGCAATCGTCGAGCGGCTAAACAAGCAGGCGGAGCAGTCGAAGCAACTCGAGGCGAATCCGGTGCAAGTTCGCCGCGCGCTTTCCGCCGAAGCTGAGTCAACTGCATCTCACGAGGAATGGCTCGATGCCGTGCAGACCTACCGCAAGAAACAGCTCGGGCGACTCGATACGCTCAAGGACTTGGTGACTGAAAGCAAAAGCATCGTCGAACTGAGCAAGCCGAAATCGGGAAATAATTAACATGATCAACACGCAGACCCAAATCGACAGCCTGATTGACCTGGCTGTAATTCAGCGCACGGAACTCAAACAGTTGGTCGAATCTCTGCCGCAACTGCGCGATCACCTCTCGGCCGAAATCGAGCGCAACCTCGAAGAGATTGAACCAGCGATTCGGTCCGAGCTTGAGCAGTTCGTCGCGGCTCGCGCGCTCGATACGCAGGCCAAGACGAGCGCGGAACTGGGCGCGAAGCTCGATGCGATGGCGCGCAATCTGGAGTCAACGACCGCGGCGAAATACTCGGTGCTGATGGCCGAGCGCGCGCAGAACGCGACGTTGCTGGCGCAGGCCGAGGCGCGTATCGCCGAGGCTGCGTCGGCTCTGCCGGGCGCCGTGAAGGGCATCGTGACCGATGAACTCGCGCGCTTTCCGCGTGCCGGTGAGATTGATCAACTGCGCAAGGAATTTGCCGAGCCGCGCGGGCTGAATCCGCGGGGACGCTGGCAGGTCGGCGAGACTTACAACAAGCTGGATCTCGTCTCGTACAACGGCGACTCATACGTTTCGAACACCGACGGCAACCGCGAAAAACCCTCGCGCTCTTCGGAGGCGTGGACGCTCAACGCGGCGCGCGGCAATGGCGGTGGCGGTGGCGGGGCAACGTCGCTCACGGATCTCGTGCCGGTTCCCGCAAATGGCGAGCTTCTGATCGGCAACGGCTCGGCGTTCGTCAACAACACGCTGACCGCGGGCACGGGCGTCACGATCACGAACGGACCGGGCTCGATCACCATCGACGCTTCCGGCGCGCAGGAGTTGCTCACGGCGACCGTCACGAACGCGGAATCGTTCGCCATCACGCGCGGCCAAGTTGTTTATCTGTTCGGCGCGACTGGCAACCGCGCGTCTGTGAAGCTCGCGGGCAATTCTGCTGACGCGACGAGTGCGAAAACATTCGGCGTTGTCTCCGACGCGTCAATCGCGGCGAACGGAACCGGAACGATCACCTGCGTGGGCGTGGTCGATAAACTCGCGCTCGGCGCATACAACGACGGCGACACGCTATATCTCGGAAACACGCCTGGCTCGGTCACTGCGACGAAGCCATACGCGCCGAACCATCTCGTCTATGTCGGCATCGTCGAGCGCGCGAACAACGGCAACGGCGAGCTATACGTCAAAATTCAAAACGGCTACGAACTGGACGAGATTCACGACGTGCAGATCACGTCTGCTCCGCTCGCTGGATCGTTGCTTATGCGCGACGAGACGAACTCGCTTTGGAAGGCGAATCGTCTGACCGGCACAGCGAATCAGGTCACGGTGACAAACGCGGATACGGCCGTGACGCTCTCGCTTCCGACGGCGATTGCGAACGTCAACAGCGTGACGGCGCAGAGCGCCACCAACCTCACCCTCGCAGGCGGCAGCACGGGCGCGAGTCTGGTGCTGGGTCAGGGGACGAACAATAACATCACTCTGACTCCTTCCGGTTCCGGTTTTGTTATCGCACGTTCGCTTCTTAGTTCGCAGCGTGATTTAATCCCATCGTCCTCGCTTGTCGGTCAAGTTGCCGCAGTTGGTCTTACGAACACCAACAAGGCGACAGTGATGGGCTACGATACCACCAACAACTTTGGTTTTATTTATTCGGGAATCGTGGGCAGCAACTACTCGCCGCTTGTGCTCCAGCCTATGGCGGCTAGCGGCAACGTTCTAATCGGCACCACGACCGACATCTCCGGCACGGGCGGTCTCAAGGTTGCAGGCACTAGCACGGCATCCAGCACCACGTCTGGT